CAGGAATGAAAATAATGAACGACAAGATGGATGGCGATTCATTCTATCAATTCCTTTATGACTTTTATACTGCACTTGGCGCATATACCAAAGCAGGTGGGGGGTGGTATGTTTGGCATGCTGACTCTGAGGGGGCTAATTTTCGTCTTGCCATGAAGAACGCTGGCATTATGGTTAAGCAGTGCTTGATTTGGGTTAAAAATGCTTTAGTTATGGGAAGGCAGGATTATCAATGGAAGCACGAGCCATGTCTTTATGGTTGGAAGGAGGGGGCTTCGCACGGTTGGTATTCAGACCGCAAGCAGACCACAATTCTTGAGTTTGATAGACCATCACGAAGTGCCGAACACCCTACCATGAAACCTATCCCGTTATTTGCTTATCAAATAGGTAATAGTTCAAAGCAGGGAGATATCGTAGCCGATGCCTTTGGTGGTTCGGGAACGACAATGGTCGCCTGCCATCAAATGAACCGCAAGGCATACCTCGTAGAATTTGACCCGAAGTACTGCCAAGTCATCGTGGACAGGATGCTTAAACTTGACCCGACCTTGGAGGTCAAGAGAAACGGACTGCCGTACAAAACAGCAGAATAACAGCAAATGGGAGCCGAGGATATAAAGCAGCACGAGTTCAAGAAGGGGCAGTCAGGCAACCCCAATGGTCGTCCACGCAAGTACGTCAGCACCTTGGTTGACCAAGGCTACAAGCGGTCCGAAATCAACGACACCATCCAAAATATGATGGCCATGACCTTGGAGGAAGTCAAGGCGGTTTGGGACAACCCAACGGCAACGGTCCTCGAAAAGACTATCGCCTCGGCCATCCGCAAGTCCATCGAAAAGGGAACGCTCTACTCGATGGAAACCCTGCTCTCAAGGGTGTACGGTCAACCCAAGCAGGAGGTCGCTGCAACAATATCGCCTCAACCAATTTGGCAGGGCGTAAAACTACAAGTTGACACCAACCACAACGGCAATCAAGATTGATGGATTCCGCAAGAGAATCCGAATAGTCCAAGGCGGTTCATCGGCAGGCAAGACCTTTGCCATCCTGTCCCTGCTTTATTCCTATGCAGCCAACCCCGAATGCGGCCCGCTTGAGATATCCGTAGTTTCCGAATCTATCCCCCACCTTCGCAGGGGTGCGCTCAAGGACTTCCTCAAGATGCTCAACATGACAGGGCTTTACCAAGAGGAACTTTACAACCGAACGCTGCTCCGATATGACTTCCCGCATGGCTCCTACATCGAGTTCTTTTCCGCTGACCAAAGCGACAAGATGCGAGGGGCAAGGAGGGACGTGCTATTCATGAACGAGGCCAACAACATCGCATGGGAAGCCTATCACCAACTGGCTATCAGGACAAGGACCGCCATCTACATCGACTACAATCCAGTCCGAGAGTTTTGGGCGCATACCGAATTAATGAATGACCCCGATGCCGAGTTCCTGCTTGTTACCTACAAGGACAACCAAGCCCTTGACCCTGCCATCATCCGAGAGATTGAAAAAGCCAAGACCAAAGCCGAAACGTCTGCGTACTGGGCGAACTGGTGGAAGGTGTATGGCCTTGGTCAAGTCGGGACGCTTCAGGGTGCGATATACGAGGACTTCGAGGTGGTGGAGGGTATAGATGTCAGCCGTGCGAAATTCGTCGCCCTTGGGCTTGACTGGGGCTTTAGCAACGACCCAACCGCACTCGTAGCAATATATCGCCAAGGGGACTGCCTGCTCATCCAAGAACTGCTCTACTCCACGGGCCTTACCAACCAAGACATCGCAGACAAGTTGCGGTCGCTGGGGATTACCCGGGCTTGGGAGATAGTGGCCGATTCAGCCGAACCCAAGAGCATCGAGGAAATCTACCGACTTGGATTCAACATCAAGCCAGCGGAGAAAGGTCCCGATTCGGTCAGGAACGGGATAGACATCCTGAAACGCTTTAAGTTGCAGGTTACCAAGGATAGCACAAATCTGATTAAAGAACTGCGGTCCTACACTTGGGCAACCGACAAGGAAGGCAAGAACACGGGGGTTCCGATTGACTCATTCAACCACGCCTGCGATGCGATGCGGTATGTGGCACTCAACAAGTTAAGAGTAAGCAACTCAGGGAAGTACGTTGTTGTGTAACTTTGAGGCATGAAGCAAACAGCACTTGAGTGGTTAGAGCAGAATATGCCAAATATCAGTAAACATATTCCATTAGGAATAGCATTGGAATTTATGGCTAAACTTAATCACGCCAAAAAAATTGAAAAAGAGCAATTAAAAGATGCTTACGGTGATGGGATAAACGCCCACAGAACAGATTTTTGTAATAGAGATGAGTATTTTGATAAAGCATATCGTGCCGTTTAACTTTGGGGCATGAATACGGAACGCATCCTTGACCTGCTCATCGAAATCGGGAAGACGCTTGCAGCCGTTTTCTTCATCATCACCCTTCTAACCCTCCTTTGGACCTTATGAAAGTCGTTCACTATTACCACATCTACTGCGGAGGGAACTGGCAGTTAATCCTGAACCAACACATGATGGCCGTCTGCAATTACGGGCTTATCAACGTCTTGGACGAAATCCGTGTAGGCATCGTCGGTCCACCCGAACAACGCAAAGCGGTCAAGGAGGTGTTGGAGAACTCGATGGTGGCCGATAAGGTCAAGGTAGTCGTTACCCGGACCAATGCTTGGGAACAGGCGACGCTTACCGAAATGTACCGGGCAAGTCAGGAAGAGGAAGCCGTGTACCTGTACGCCCACACGAAGGGGGCTGCGAATCCATCCTTGACCACCCAACTATGGGGCAGGTCCATGCTGTTCTTCAATGTGGTCGCTTGGGAGCGTTCCCTGCAAATGCTGGAGCAGGCCGATGCCGTAGGATGTCATTGGATTACCAAGGAGCAGTTCCCTCACATGGCCGATGCCAACAACCCGGAAGGCTATCCGTACTTTGGGGGCAACTTTTGGTGGGCTAAGTCCGAGCATATCAAGCAACTTGGAGAACCTGCAAGGGACCACCGATTCCAAGCCGAGCATTGGATAGGAAAGAAACCCGACACCAAGGTATTTGACTCCAACCCCGGCTGGCCTTCGCCTGAAAAATTCGTTGTAACTTTTTAGCATGAAAAAACACATCGACCAACTCAAAGCCTTAGACTACTCGCACATTTACACGACTGCGGTGGACCACATCATTGAAATCTACGAGGAAGCCAAGAAGCACAAGGGGGGCCACGCTTTAGAACTCGGTTCCTACCTCGGACACTCGACGCTCGCTATCGCCTTGGCTGGGCTTGACGTGGTGGTTTACGATACCGACACAACCGTAGAAGATAAGCGCAAAGCACTCCTATCGCAGTTCAAGGTCGAATGGAACAACCAACCGAGCCACATGGCCCTGCAAGAGGTCAGGACTTTTGACTTTATCTTTCACGATTCCGACCACGGGGACGGCATGATTCCCGAAATGGTGGCCTTGTTCAACAAAGCCCTCAACCCCGGTGGGACGATGGTCATCCACGATGCCGAACTGCTGACGATGGTCAACCTTACGAGCCAACTGGAGCCACACGAAGCCAAGGGGTCAACGGACCAAAGGGGTCGGATGCTTTTAACTCTCTACAAGAAATGAAGGCAAAAACTTACATCTTCTGCCACGATACCGACATCGTGAAGCAATGCGAAGCCGAGGGAAGGTTCAGGGACTTCTTCCCCTACACTTGGGTCATGCTTGGGTTCAAGGACTTTAGTGGAATGGCTGAGTTTGACCATATCGTTGCAAGAGATGAACCCGACAACATCGAGAGCCACCGAAACCTCGTCGCTTGGACGGGGTGGTATGCTTTAGCCAAAAACGGCTACATCAAGAACGGCGATGTCGTGAACCTCTTCGAGTACGACCTAACCCGGAATGGGGACTTTGACCAACGGGCCTACTGCGCCTATTTCCGAGTCCCTGTTGACGTTGTGCCTTACTGGTCGTGCGGTGATAATTACGAGCCACATATCAAGCAACTGACCGGGAGGGGTGCAAAGGAGTTCTATCAACCCGTTGTGCCTGTAACTTCCAATTACACGCTGACTTGGGACGATTCCTACCTTGACTTGACCTTGGCCTGCATTGAGCAAAAGTTGGTCGCTATTCCCCACGTCGGCCACATTTTAGAACGAGCATACTCGCAGAGGTTCGCCGACATTCCTTACAACGTGGGAGCCTTCAAACACGCCTTCGCTAATTCTCACGGGTTCTGAGATGTACTTAGTCGGGGTCAACTACGCAACGAGTGAGTACCTTCCAGCAGCGAGGGCGCAGGCCAATCAGTATCCGTTCCCGATTACAACAACCGAGGACGAGAAACGTCCGGGCAGGGGCAACAACTGGTGGAGGTGGAAGCCTCAAATCATCCTTGACGCTCTCTTTGACTTGCAGGAGGACGAAGCCCTGCTTTACTTGGATGCCCAAGACCTGCACGGGGATGGCTGCTTTGAGT